CACGACGAGCCGCGGAGATGTTATTGATTAGCCAGGTGCCGAGCTGAGTATTTGAATCGAATGGAGTTCCAAGATTCTTTCCAGTTAGGACCAGACCAATATCAATATCTTCAGCTGATCTGAAGTAATTGTAACCTGCCGCAATTGTTCCGATGGAAACATGTCCCTCTCCAAGACCATCATCACCAAAGACAAGAGGAATCGACAATGGATTTGTTGCCGAGGACGAGGCGATCAGAGCCGCATTAGCGGATTGAGCTGTTGATCGGTCATTGGCAAACCATAGATAGTTGGATTGGGTATTGATTACGTTGGCATAGTATGATGAAGTGCCATTGAGATTCTGTGCGTCGGTTGCTCGCGACAGATTGGTATAGACCTCAAGAACCTCATCGGGAGTTCCGGAGAACTGCCCGTCTTCGTCAGTGACAACAATATGTAGCTGATCATAAGCAGAAGTATTTCCGTTATTCAGAATATACTGAGACTGTCCGGGAGGAACACCTACCAGATGGGCAAACTGCCAGAAACGAATAAAGGTATTTGATTGAGAGTTGGCAATCAGCGTGTAAGGATCATCCATAGATAGAGGGAACGAGAACACATTACCCCCTGATTTAACAATTGGAGAGGTGTCATTGGTTACCTCTAAGAACTGGAAGCCCATTGAGGTATTACCAAGCTGAATAAGATCGCCGTTGGCTATTTCACCCCAAGCCAAACCAATAAGGGTATTTGCAGTAGAAACCTGGGTGGCATTGGTAACATCTGTCGGAGTTACAGTAACTGTAACAACATTGGAACCAACATTGGCGGTTACAAAGGTATTCAAGGCATTTATCTGAGCGTTTGGTGCCAAAGCAACGTTAGACGACCATTGCGAAGGAGCATCACAAACATGGACTCGAAGTGAGTTACCAACAGCTCCAGGAAACTTAGCGACCCATAGGATAGAAGGATCAAAGGTGTTGGCTACAACATTGTAATAGTTGTTTTGATTAAGAACATTGAACTTGGCCCATTGGAGGACCAGTTGCTGATTTTCCTGAGCAATGCCAGTATAGAAGACATTGGAACGGAAGATCAGCTGACAGTTTCCTTGGTTGGCTGTTGGAGCTGACGACAAGGTGACGGATGTAGTATTGACCTGATTAACAAAAACGCCATTGGTCTGAGCAGGAGAAAGCACCAAAGAAGGTCCCGAATGATCGTTATTTGAGGCATAGAACAGCTTCATTCCAATAGAAATGCCCTGAGTGTTATCAAGCAGAACGACAGTGTTGCCTCCAGTCATTGAGTTGGCAGTGTTGGCATAGAAGTGTTGAATAGTATTTCCAGTAGTATCGCCGGCACGAACAAGCCACAATTCATCACCATAGGCCAGATACGACCAGGCGGTAAAATAGGTTTCGCCGTTCAGGTTAGAAGGCTGATAAAATCTGGAAACCAGGTCGCGTTGTGAGCCAAGCAAAACCGGCTGAGTGAAAGGGCCCCATCGGAAAATACCAGCAAAAGCAGCAGGAGTTGCAGCAACCGCTGGCACCGTAAGTGTAAGGTCGAATTCGTTGAATGAAACACCAGGCGAAACGGCAAAAGTCATCTAAATAAACTCCTTGAATTCTTATAATTCTCTTGTTTATTTATAAAATAGACGACTTCAACTCTAAGGCTAAATATATTGGAGGAATGGTTATGATTTATGCAGATCGGGCAAAACAAAAGGAATATTATGCCCAATGGTTCCAGGAAAATAAACAAGAGCATAATGCCAAATGTCGGCAAAACTACTATCTAAAATATAAAGAAAAACAGGAGGAATGGCGCCTTCAAGTAAAGTATGGTATCACCAAAGAACATTATTTTAAGATGTTAACTGAACAAGAAGGGAAATGCAAGATTTGTGGCACATCCACAGGCGGAAATAGGTTCGGAAAAATGGCTATAGATCATTGTCATAAAACAGGCAAAGTTAGAGGACTTTTATGTATCGGTTGTAATAATGGACTGGGTTGCTTTAAGGACGATATCACCCGGCTTAAAAAAGCAATAGATTATCTCAAAGCAGCCTAAAAGTTCAATGGATCGTCTTCGTCGCGGTCGCTTTCATCGGGTCGAACATAGGAAGAAAACACCGGATTCATGATAGTATTAGCGGTAAACCATAAATCCCGGTGTAAATCAGCCGTGGATGGCAGAACCGGCTCTGGTTCGTGAAGAATGAAACCAAATGGCATCAGTTCCTCTTCAATTTGTCCAGGATTCATATCGCGCAATCCAGTAAGAGTGCTAATCTCGTTCATATCCTTAAAATATTGTTGATTAGACAACCAACCAAAAATAACCAGAGGCATAACCAAATCATCATGAGTACCTTCCTCGGCGGCATAGCTTTTTCCATCCCTGATAAATCGTGAAAGTTCTTCAATGGTGTTCTGGTCATTGATTATATATTGATTTTGTTCGATCAACAGCTTGAGCATTGAGCATCCCTGGGATTTGGTAAGGGTTGTCATTTTAAGCCCCAGGTCGGTCTGGGGGGCGTTCCGGTGAGTAATCTGCTTGCCCAGCCGTCCCGCCGATTTGGTAAAAAGAATATTCTCATATTCAAGATTATTGAAAAGCTCAAATGACACCACTGGCCCCAGGTTCTCATATTCGATCAGCACCGAGGCGCTGTTATAGGCCTTGGCTGTTCTATACATTATTTCGGAAAAGTCTCCGGGGGTGATGGTATTGGAACGGAACACCGCCACCTGTTGATACGGCATTTTGGTGATATCGGAGACCTGGAAGGTCGAATAATCAAAGCCCTTTCCTTCCGATACGTCACAGGTCATAGTATAGAGATGGTCTTTTTTGGGTTCGATATATTTAAAGAGGCCATCCTTGGCATAGAGCGGAATCTTGGCAACCAATTCCTTCAGCTTCCATCCGGCTATGAGTGTCCCAGATGAACCAATAAAGTCACAGTTATATTCCTGGTCGAACTTGGCCTGATCAAAGTTCAGCTGCCTCATAGTTTCTTCAAACCAGTTATGATCACGACCAGGAACTTCGTTCCATCTGACCATTAGCGGAATATAGCCATTCCATTGCATATTGGGAGGTATTTGATCCTTGGGAACATTATAAAGTTTAGCCTTTTCCCAATAGGCATAGAAATGATTGAGCCCGGACGGAGTTGAAATCATGGCAATCTTGGTAGTTTCTCCGGACGATACAATAGGTAAGGTCGACTGAGCAAAAGCTTCCCACCGTTCGATATGGGCGGCTTCGTCAATCACCAGAATGTTGGCGGCATAACCACGAGCCGCAACGTCTGAAGTGGAAAGCGCTACTGCTCGGGAACCATTCTCAAACATTAGTGATCCCTTGTTCCAGTCGGTAACACCCTGCTGGATATGTTTGGGAAGATGTAGGTAGGCCAGGGCAGCTTTTCCCAGTATTTCCCGAGCCGTTTCAGCCTTGTTCGCCAGAATCAGAACGGTCTTATAGGAATTGAACAGGACAAACCATAGCAGATAGGCAATAACTGCGGTTGACTTGCCGGATTGTCTTGCCATTGTTGTAATGGTAAAACGATTTTTATGCATATTGAGAATGAGTTGTTTCTGGTAGGGATACAACTTGAACGGAACCAGCCCCCGGTCAACATGAACAATCTGACAATACTTTTCAATAAAATAGATTGGGTCCTCCGAACACTTTTTGTATTCGGCCATAAGCTCCGGAGTCCACTCAATTTTTACCCCGGCTCGTTTGAGTAGAGCGAAGCCGCGGTAGCCACGATAATCAATAAAACGAGCTTCGGCTTCAGGAAGCTCTATTTCTCCAAGGCCTTCTATTTCAAGTTTAGTCATATTTGTATGATGCTTCGAGCAGTCCAGAAATCGTCGGCTAAATCATGATTTTCCATATATGCATAGGGCATATAAAAATAGCCATGATCACCCCAGCCAGGTCCCCACGAATTCATAACTATATAAAATTGATTGTGATCATCGTAGCCAACAGCCATTACTGCATGGCCACCTTTTAGGTCTTCATTATCTTGTGGCATTGGCATCATTCCGGTTCTTGCTACCTCATCACTTTCAAATGAAGAGTATAACGAAAACCCGAAGATGAACGGATAGCCTTCAGCAAGACAAGCTCGAAGTGCAGTATGATTTTGTTCAATGGCCATATAAACATTAAGTTTATTATGAACGGCGAGAGCATAAGCCCCGCTTGAAGGGGGAGTGAATATATTTTTAGCCGAATAACTCCAGGTATCCTCCGAACAAACTCCCGTATTAGCAAGAGACTTCAAAACGGTTCTAACTTCGGCTCCTGAATCCTTTTTGGCATCTCCTTCAAGCTCTCGAACATTATAATAAAGAAAAGAACGAGATGGAGCAATAATGTTCTGCTTGTCTTTTCTTTCAATAAAACGAAATAACGAAGCTCCACAATTACAGGTGCAGGAGTTTTCACGGCCCTGGTCATACAACCAATCAATAGCGGAGGAAAGGTCCTGAAGTCCAGGTATATTAGGTTCAGAAAGTTTTATGGGAAGTTTATAATCTCTAAAATCTGGAAGCGAATTTTTCCAACCTAAGCCGTGGAGTCCTCTGACTATGGTCATTTGTCTTCGTTTCCTTTGATTAGCTTCAGCATATCGGCTGAGGTAAGAATCACCTGGTTGGTTACTTGTTGAGGAACTTCGTAGGAAAGCTCTTTCTTCTTTTTATGAACATCCATTAACTCTCGATTAGCTTCTATAGAAGCACGAAGCAGCGAGGCAAGAGTATTATAATACTGCCAGCCCTGTGATTGCTCGGCAATCTGGGCACATTCGGTCATTGCCTGTTGTGCAGTTTTAATGGTGTCGTGAATATTGTCACGAGCCACCTCGAAATCTTGCACAATCTCAGGAGGAGTTATTTTTGTCGGAGGTTGTTCTATTAGACGAGCAACCTCATTTGGCTTAAACATTTGTAGTTCAGAATTACTCATCAAGTATTTAGTTAGGATAGATTATTTCCCATACCAAAATTCATGTAGGACCTGTTTGAGTGATTCCCAGGTTTGCGCTGGGGGCCACCATTTTTTGTCGGTCATATTGCTTCTTTACCTCCTTAATAAATTGTTCCCATGATTTACCAGTAAACCGTTCAAATCGTTCTTGAAACTCTTGACTTGCTTTCATTATGTTATATCTCCTTTTTGAACCTGAGAGGCAAAACCAAAATCATCATTGATATCGATTAGCGTCCAGTTTTCTGTCTGGGTAATGTCGCTGGTAGGGTGTCCAGTATTGGTTTCTCCAGGCTGCGATACAACTATCTCGTCTATTCCAGGATTGGTCAATAGGTTTCCATCCTGATCGTAAATACCATTGACCCACGAAGTAATATTGGCCGAGGCAGTATTTCCGAAAGTATAGATTGAAGTATTGCTTGCGAAACTTCCAGTCAGAACATTGACCTGAAGTGTTCCAGTATTGGCGTTTGCAGTCAGGTTCATCCACGAGGTTTTGTTTATTATTCCGGTTCCAGTTACAATACCATTAGCATAAGAATAGATATTAGCTCCAGCAGGAAGTCCCGAATTGGCTCCTCCATAGGTTATTGTTATCTGATTATTGGTCCATACCCCTGCTCTAAGGTTCATAGTGGTGAACTTGATAATTGGTTTGGTTCGTTCTGGCCCATAGAAGAGGGCGCGCACCCTGAAATGAAGTGTATAAATGATCATACGCCGAACCTTGAAGCCTTGATCATAAAGGTCTTTATAGTCCATAGAAGGACGAATCTCAATAGGAATATCGCGAACAATGCTCATCTCTGGAATCAGTTCCATTCGAGGAACCCAATCCGGCTGAAAGAACGGAAGAATCTGTTCTAAAATCTTTGCTCCGTCCTCCTGGTTTTTCACATAGATATTCAGGGCAAAATTAATATTGTAAGGAACCGGAGTATACATTATCTGTAGTTGGTTCTTGTTGGTAGGATTTCTTTGCACTCGTTTTTCAACAGTCCCAATCTTTCGGTCAGGATCATAAGAAACACCAGGAGGTTCTATTTCAAAGGTCATTATTGGGAGTAATACCGAGAACGGTCGATCCAGGTCAGGATCGCCCTCGAGTCTGACCAGAGTCTTATCTTTTGCAGCGTATTCGAGCGGAACCTTGATATCAGTAATGATATTATTGGCGGTGGATCGCTGGACAACAATAGTGGAGAAGGTGCGGCCAAATACCACCACATACTTGCGGATAAGGTCGTGGAAAAAATATTCGGCAGTTCCTGATTGACTTGCAGCGTCCCAAATCATTTAGCGCCCCTTCGCATATCTCCCCAATCAATATTTTTATGTGCGACTTTTTTATATCCGTGCTTTTCATACCATT